CTTCCGATCTTGTTAAACTTTTAACAAACTTTGCCGCTCCCCGCTTTAGTGTGCTAAAGTGCTAAAGTGCTAAAGTGCTAAAGCGTTAAAGCATATTAAAAAGGTAGGTTTAATATGCTAAAGTGCTAAAGCATAAAACCTACCTATGTACTATATTTTAGTGTATTAAAGTGTTATAACGGTATCAACTCAAAAATATTTGTTGCGTTTTTGATTGCTCTAAAATCCAATTGCGGAATAATTCGCCGACTTCATTGCTGGCATAAAAAATTTTTTGCTTGTTTATTAAATTTCTAATCAGCAATCCGATTTTGTTATCGCAAACATTCAGATTTATAAAATAATTTGTTTTGGTGTTTGGTGTAAAATCAAAAATGATATTATCTGAATTAAATTCTTTTGTTTGCATATGTACAGTCAAAAACACTTCGGAGTTTTTTTCACAAATATTTACACACATAAATTTATGATTGAAAAAAACAAACGCTTTATATATAATATTATCAGAAGTAATATTTTTTGGAATATGTGGATAGTTTTTAATCTCCCATTTTCCCTCCGTAATCATTTTTGTGCGTGGATTTGTGAACGCAAAATACTTACTTACTTTTTTAGTATTATCTGTATCTGAACAGTATTCAACTGCTATCTGCAACTTCTCATTACCATATCCGAACGGATAAACTTTAATTTCGCCTTGTTGCATATTCTCAACATCATTAATACCCATTTCGGAAAAATATATGCAATATTTGTTGATTGTATTAGCAAGCATATATATTTTTGTGCCGTCACGGTCACGCAACACGGAAGAAAGCACATTACAAAATATGATAAATTCATCTGCTAAATAGTGTCCTCTTGTGATAAATTCGTCAAATAAAATATAATCAAAATATCCGTTATCAGCTCCTTTTGCGCTTTCCCAAACATTCAACGCAAACGTTTGACAAAACGGTTCTACTTCGCAATCAATAATTTTATTATCTTCTATTTTAGCAAAATAAAATCCTCTGTTATAATATCGTATGTAATTCCACTTGCCTGCCGTGATACTTTCCAAATCGTGTGGTGCAAACAGCTTTTTTATAAATTTCGGTGTAATATCTTCTGCGTATCGTCTGATATATGCAAGCCGTTTTCCTGATTTGTAATGTTCTCTAAGTGATTTATCACATACAGAGTATGTTTTTCCGTTACTTCTTTTACCGATTATGACGTTATATTCGGCTTGTTTTTTATCAATATTTTTTAAACTGTAATACTTCATTGTTTATACTCCGTTTCTAAAATTATCGAAAAAAGTGATTGCAAGTTCGTCTCTCTTTATTCCTAATGAAAAATTGTTTCCGAGTTCGTCAAAAACAAAGTCACACAAAAATGACAAAAATTCAGTTGACATCTGCAATGTAAACTCTGTATCTTCTAAGTGAATACAACTTTTAATGTTTTCAATCTCTGAATTTCCATTATAGTCAACTAAAGTAACATTAATTTCATTATCAATATATGTATGAGTTAATTTTCCTGTTTTGCCTTTTGGTATTTTCAGATTTGAATTGAACATATCAAAAAACTTATTAACATCATTGTTACATACTGACATCATATAAGGCACTGCATATTTTTTATTAATGCCCGATACGGTCAAGTTTACACTGCCGTCAGCGTACTGATAACAATATCTTTTCGCTCCGAGCGTTTTAAACCTTGTGTAGCTTTTTTCAATATCCCATACGCCAAGCGGATATTTTTTTCCGCTTTTTTCGGGTTGCGTTAATTCAAAATCAATATTGTAAAAATCACAACACTGTTTTAATTCTTTAGCAACACGCTTGTTGTAAGCGTTTATATATTCTTTGTGTTTATCAAAATTTAAAAATTTAATGCTGTCAGTATCTGAATAAATAACATCTTCATTAATATTTTTGATACCGTCAAAAAGTTCATATCTTGCCCAAGATGTCACCCAAACACCCCACGAATACAAAAGAAATTGATTATAGTTATATTTATTATCTTTTAAGCATTCGTCAATGCTTTTGCGTTCTTTCTGCCAATTTTCTGTATATGAAATTTCGTCATTGCATGGATTGGTAACACACATTCCGTACGAACTGTTTAACATACCCTTTTTTATTAAATATTCTTTTTCATATCCTGCTACACCTTTTAACATTGTTTTATCGTTGTATAACTTTAATATACATTCAATAATTGTTTTCGGTAAATACTCATATTTGCTGTACCAAAAATTTTTAATTGTGATACTGTCATATGTATAAAAATCTTGAATACATTTAAAATCAACATCATTGCAATATGTTATAATACTATCAGCTTGCATTATTCGTCCGTTATCGAAAACACCATTTGTGCAAACACTGCACTTTGCTCTTTGTATGATGTGATGTGATGTTTTCGCTTTTAGATTAGTAAACATAATTTCGAAAATGCAAGGAAATTTGTTTATAAATTCTGTAAAAGTATCATAATCTATAATGTCAATTTTCTTAAATTTTCGCATAGGAAACTTATGTCTAATCATTACTGACGGATAACTACTTGTAAAGTCAATGCTACTAACATCATTTAAAGTTAAACCTACATAGTTGCAATTTGCGTGCGTGTAGCCGCCCTGAAAAATTTTGTTAAGTAAAATAAACTCTTCTGTTTCGGGTGAGTTATCTTTGATAAACATACGATATTTTTTATAATTGTTTTCTTTCAAAGCGTTGCGGCAAAATCTTCTAACGTAACCCGTTTTTGTCAGTGGTATGTTTAAGATGTTATTTTCATTTAATGCAATCTCTTCGCTGATATAGTATTGCAGTATTTTTATATCATATTCGCAGTAGCCGAGTTCGGTTGAGGTCAGCGGTGTACTTGAATTACGATATAATCTATAATTCAAGTCACCGATTTTTTTATTGATTTTTACTGTTGTTAAATTTTTTGCAATTGTTTCAAGACTTGAGCAACTCAACATAAAACTACATTTAAACTCGAAAAATTCGTTTAATGTGAAGTGTATCGGTTTTCGCTCTTGTCGAGCAAACATATTTGTGATGTTGAACTCTTTTCTTAAAAATTGAAATTCATACGCTAAATTATGTACATAAATTATAATTTTTCTATTGTTGTTTAGATTGAAATATTCTTTTAACATCATTAGAAAATCTTTAAAGTCCTGCCAAGTACGACCGTAATAAACATCTTGACCTACTCCAAATTGCCATATATACATAACTGCCGCTTTGTTGTATTTTTCTGTTTCATTCGTCTTTGGAATTATCGAACAACCGTTCTCATAATAAAAGCTAGTTGTTTCAATATCAAAAGAAAATGCAGTGTTATAATATTCAATTTCTTGCTTTTTTGTTTTCTTAGTAACAATATCAAATTTATAATTCTGCTTTGGAAATTCAGAAAAATGCAACATTGTTATTCCTCTTCTCTTTTGAATGTAGTATCGCCATATTTGACAAGTAAACGACCGTTTTCTGAAAAATCGTTTAGAATTGCTGTTGTATCATAATCGTATGAGTTCATACTATTTGCTATACTTTCAAGTATGCTTGAATAGTTTTCGCCGCTCTCAATTCTTGATTTTGTGATAGCTAAAATATCAGAGTACAAACTGCCGAGAACATTTGTATTAAATCCCATATTTTTTAAGTCAGTGAACAGATTATCAACAAATTCAAAAGTTTTTTTGATTGAAATTTTTTTAGGTCGTGTTCTTTTACTTCGTTGTGCTTTCATTGTTTCAATTCGTTCAAAACTTGTTTGTCTTGCTTTCTGCTCTTTTTTTACTGATGTAACTGTAATATCATTTGCTAAAAAATTTCTAACTTGCAAAAATTGAGTTACTAATTGTTGTTTGCTCTTTTCTTTTGTAGCTGATGAAAAATAACCGCTTTTTGTTCCAAAACCGTTAGTGTTATGAAGAGCCGCTGAAAATTCTTGATTATATTGCTCACTTTGATTTTGCAAATTTGCATTATACAGTCGCCGCAGTCGCTTATTAGCAATAGATGTTTCTTTCTTTATAAGCTGTTGCAAGTCTGCAACTGTTAAATCTTTAACAAGTGAATAATCTAATTTTGCATAACTCATTTAAAATCACCTGCTCAAATATAAAAACCGTTTTGCAAAATTCTTTTTATTTCGTCATTTTCAGCACTTGAGCATTTAAACGAAATTTGCGGATTACTGACTACTGTATAACCGCTCAAATTTTGCAATTTTTCTTTAAAACTACACGCATAGCCGACAGTAGCACCGTAATTTTCGGGCTCGTTGCTCTCTGATGTTCTGATAATCAAATATGCCTTTTGCGGTAACCAATTGTTAACCGTTGAGGAGTTGCCAGCTACATTTTGAAATATTGTAGGTTGAGTGTACGATTTTGCTATATCGGTTGCACTGCCTAGAACGCTTACAAGATTACCGCTTGCAATTGACGATATATTAGATACAGCCCCCACGCTCGCATTTAACCAATTTTTACCATAATCGGCGGATATATTGCTACTCATAGCAACTTCTGCGCCAATGTTGCCACTTTTGTACAGCTTTGGAATACCGTCCGCAAAAATTACAGCGGTGCAAGCACCTAAATTGAAGTCAACAACTAACTTAATTGATAATGTTTTTCCGATAAATTCTTGCGGTTGAATTGTCAAATTACCGCAATATGGTATAATTAACTCGCAATCGGTATACGGTGAATAATCTAAAAAATTATCGTGGTAATTCGGAAAATCGGTTGAACCCAAATCAAAAACGCAGTCTATGTCATTTGGTAATATTTTTCCGTCAACATCTGTAACAATTCTACCGAGTTTGATTTTTTCCACTGCGGTTGAACCTAATTTTTTATCAAGGTCGAACGGATATAAACGCAAGCTGATTAGTGCGTTTATAGGATTTTCACCGAATAGCTTTAAACTTTCGACAATTTGATTAAATATATTATCGTCACTGTTCCACATATAATTAGATAATGACAAAATATCCTTAAAATTCATAGCATAACTACGATTGAAAACACCGATTGTTGAGAGATTGGGCTTATTTAAATCAATATCGTTTGTATAATCGTGTGTATCGGGATTGATAACAACTCCGTTATTTTTTTGCCATTGGTCTGTGGTGTTGAGTTCTGGGTGTTTTTTCAAATAGTCGATTGCCTCTTCACCTTGCAGGTAATCGCCAACATAAAAACCTTCGCTGTTGCGAATTGGTATATAATAATGTTCATTAATAGTATTTTCGTTTAAATCTCTAACGATATAATCTTTATCGTCACACCAAATTAACCCGTAACAACTTATTAATCTTTTAAATTTTTCTTTTTCTGTATATGCCGCTACAGTTCCGAACCATTCTTTGTCACTGTTCGCTAAAATCTCGAACGGTTCTGGACATCTAATAGCAGTGTTAATCGTTTTGCCAGCTAACTCGTTTATTGAGCGTATTGGCGTAGAATTTCCGAGCACTGTTAATCGTTCAAAACTTATATCCGGTTTTGCTTGATTATCGGGTTCAATATCAACACCCGTTATGCCGCTTGATTTATATGTTATGATTTTTATGTTATTGATACCAGAAACAGCAACATCGTGATTAGCACCACTAACAGACTCACCGTTATAATATGTACCTAACATATTAACAGTACTGATATATTTATAATCGTCTGATAATTCATTAAGTTTTCTTTTTACCTCTCCGACAGTATTTTTTTGAATTGCCAAGTCAATCGTGCTACTACACTCAAAAGTGGGACAAATAGCAAATTGTTGATAATTAAATTTGACAGCGGGAACAAAACTTCTAAAAAACGCCGCTTGTTGTGCTGTTCCTTGTGTACCCTTGCCCCACGAGGTAAAATTAGTGTTTTCGGTACTTACCGTTGTTCGGATTGGATACTTACCAAAAAGCCCGACAGGCAAAAACGGACTGTGCATTAACTCTTTCGCTCTATTCAAAAAACAGTAAGCGAACGGTTGATTATATTTTGTAATCTGAATTTTACTCACATCTGGGTTTACATTCAGATTAGTTGCAACAACTGCAAAATTGCAATGCGGCGAGTATTTTCCTTTGCTCATTCCGTACGCAAATGAGATGTCTGGCATTTTGTTATAGTCTTGATTGAATTTATAATCATCACTGTTTGTATATTCGCTCAATCCTTTAGTATTAAAAATTATACCGTTATAATTTACATCATTTTCTGTTTTATATATTTGTCTGTTGAGTTCCATTTGTGCCACCTCCCGCAACGGTCAATAAAAAATTGTAGCTGTCTTTTGTCGCTGTACTTAAATTAAACTCTGAATTATCAAAATCAATAACCTTTATTGTTTTTTCATTTTTCAACGGTAAAAAATTATCAACTATAAAATTGCTTTTGATGTTTTCTTGTCGAGTAATCAAACAATTCAGTTGTAAAATTTCGTCTGAATATGTTGCTAAAACATCCTCGACAAGATGTAGTACAATTCTACTACCCGTCAAAAATTCGATTTTATCAATAAAATAGTAAATAGTTCTTTCTAAATTGATATGCGCATAATTTACTAAATTACTATTAGTTAACATTGAAATGCTATTATTGAAATTTAAAACTATTGTGCATTCCAAATCAGAAACGGTCATTTGCTCTATTTGTTGCGCTGATATAGTTTTAATTTCTGTAAATGTTTTTATAACTGCGTTTTTTCTGTTTTCTGTTAAAGTGCATAATGTTACCTTCATTTTATCACCTTTTCAATTATCGCCCTACAAGAAATTTTGTAGGGCGATTTTGTTTAATGTTTCACGTGAAACATTTGATTACGGTTTGCCTGTTGTATCTTCGACAACAAAAACAATGCAATTTTCGTTTGTATCATTGATATATGAGCAATCCCATTTATGAAAATAGTTGATAAACTCGCCTTTAGCATTGTACTGACTTGTTGTGCGAGGATTTTCGTTACAAACAGCGCAAGCGTTTTCGTCAAAGATTACACCGATAATACCTGTTTTTTCAATGTCAGTTCCGCTTGCTGTTTTTACAGAAATTTTACTGATTTCGTCAAAATCGAAGTTATCATCTGTACCTGAACCCTGCCAATATGGAACAGTTGTATAGCCGTCAAGTTTTACAAAACTGTTATGGAATGTATCAGAGTACAGATAAACTTCTGCTGACTTGTCAAACTCCGAAAGCATAACGATTTTCTGGTTTTCTTTTGGTGTAAATGTGACATAACCTTTGTCATTAAAGAGCATTGACGCTCTTGTCAAATAATCGCTGTAAAGATTAATTTGTTTGCAAGCATAGCGTAAAAATTCTTTGTCGCTTAATGCTTTAGCCGCTGTCAATGTAGTTCCCATTTTTGTATTGTAGCCAGCGAGCAAATTAATAACATTGTTGTTTGCCGCAAACTTTTCAGCAATCAAGTTGTTAATAGTGCGCATTATCATACTATCAGTGCAAAGCGTCATTTTCATAATAACACGATTTTCAATCATAGCAAAAAATCTTGACATTTCGCTTGCTGATGTAAAAGCTGATTTTATCTGCTCTTCAACAAACGATATCGGTATTTCAAATGTTGTCTTGCTGTTGAAAAATTTTGCTTTTACCGCTGGTGGGTTAAAAATAAATGGGTCGTAACTCTGACCTTTAGTCAATTTCCACGACGGGTTTTCCTCTACATCGGGAAGTTCACAACGGATTTTTTCCATAATGGAGTCGAATTCCCAAGAGTCTTTAAGAATATTCGGTGCTGTTGAATTGTATGTTCTATCCCAGAACACAACTCTTCCGACGCGGTCAATTAATGACCTTGTGTAGTTCTCAATGTCAACCGCACCGATAACTTCCTTACCGACATCAACGATGTTAGATAAATCCTCCGCAACTACTGCGCTCTCACCAATAATTTCGGCATTAATTGTGTTTAAAATCTCCGCAATTTGTTTAACTTTCATTTTTTTCATTTCCTTTCTGTTATAAATTTAGAATATCAAAGAAAAGCAATTTTGCGACATCTTCAAAAAATATTTTAATTGTTGAAAAGTCCGCAATCGCTCTTTCTTGCTCAAGCATTTGTTGTGTTGTTGTAACACCTATATTGCCCTTTCGTGTCAGTTCGTTCGTTGTTTGTTCTGTTCCCGTTTCCTTGCTAGTAACTGTCGAGTTGCTTTTAGCTGTATTTTCGCCTGTTGTGTTTGAATTGCCTGTTAATTCATTTTTAGAATTATTAACAAAAGCTGTACTATCAAAACTTGTATTGCTGTCTGTTGATGTATTGCTTGTTGTGTTATTAGCACTATTAGTGCCGCTTTCACTTGCTGTTCCCTCTGATGACCTTGTCAAGTTTGGCGTTCTTGTTTCGTTTCCGGTTTCAATCATTGAGTAATTCTCAATTGGATTATACTCAACTGTTTCAGTAGCAACAAGTTTGATATATTTGTTTTTGTTAAGATTATATACAACTTTTGCTCTTTTGTAATATGTATTATAATCAGCAATTTTATTGCAATCAATAATCATATATCTGTACTTGTATAGTTCTAAAAACATATCTGATAAATCCGTTACTGAAAAACCAAACGGAGTTGCTATATCTGTAGCATAATCAAAGAAATTAGCAAAATTAGCTTTGTTTTTTTCTGCAAACTCTTCAAGTGTTTCAAGTTCAACTTCATCATATCCGCATAATAAACTCAAAGCTTATTCCTCCGTTTCTTCTTTTTCTTCTGATTTTTCTATTGTTTTTTGTTTCCATAAATCAGACAAAACAACGTCACAATTAAGATTGAAAAGATTATTAAGTGATTGAACATTGTTTTCCCTCATTTCTAACATTGAATTGATATTAACTTCTGTCGCTGTATCATTAACAGCAATTTCGTCACTAACGAGCCTTTCTTTTTTCATATTGAAATTAGAATTTACGCCGATTGCGTGATAAAATTGTGCCAAAAAATATTGCTGAATATCAATTAATGTTTGCAGTGTGGGACTAACAGAGCCGCCACCTGTTGCGAGCGGTGATATAGAAATAGTGCTTGCAATGTCGCTCTTTGCTATTGCAAATTCCTCGCCGTTGTAAATTTTCTTAAATACTTCTGATACGCTTTTATAAGCGTTTTCCGTATCCGCTGACGCAAACGCAAAAAATCTCGAATTTTTTTGAGCTACATTTATTGAACATTCATTATCAGATAATAAAATAGCTGTTCGATAAATCAAAGAATATAAACCGCCTCGTGCAGCTGACAAAATCGGAAAATCATTATACTGTATGTCTTTAGCTGAATTATACAAAATAACACAATCTTTGTTAATTGTAAATGTATGACTGCCCAATGCGGGGTTAGCTATAATATACTGCGACGGCATATAATACTCGTTCGGCTCACCTGCAAAGCCTCCGTTTGCAACATAAAAATTACCGTTTAATTTAAAAAAAGCACAATGACCTTTTAAAAATAAACATCTGTTTAAGTAGTTAACATCAATGCTTTTTGGTAAATTTTCCCATACAAACATATTTGATACTTTATCATACAGCATATTAAAGTAATGAATAAATCCGTCAGTCGAGGTCAAACCTCGACTGACATTATTTGTAATTTTTGACATATCATTCTCCACTCCTTTTATTAATTTGTGCGAGAATTTGTTTTAATTTTTTCGGAATAGGTAATCCAATTTTTGCTGAATTTTCAAGAATAGATATTCCCTCGTTTGCAAGATAAAAGAAAATTACTGCTGTTCTAATAGCTGTTCCTTCTTGCAAAATAAATAAATCAATTAAATGTGCAACACCTACTAAAATGAAAATCATTACTTTTTTGCAAATTCCTTTAAAACCAATTTCACTTGACAACGCTTTAGAAATTATCGCATTTATAACACCTGTTGCATAATCGATAATTACAAATGCAATTAACGCATATAGAAATCCGTCAGCGCCGCCGAAGAACCAACCAAAAAACGCTCCGATTACAGATAAAACAACTTGCATATGTAAAATAAACTCTCTCATTATTTTACTTTAACTGCTAAATATCTGTTGCCGTTCTTGCTTACACCATAAGAAAAACAGAAAACAAATTCCTGTAACACGCTTTCGTCATCTGCTACATCTGCGATAATGTCTGAAATAGTATCAATAACTACTTTAGAGCTTGCCAGATAAAACTCCGTTTCGCCGTCTGCGTTCTCTGTTTCAAAAATTGCAATTTCTGAAATCTCTGCGTTTTCTGTATCTGAAATAATAGTGATTGACTTCACATTACCGATACAAAATCCGCTTTCGCTGTTCTTTGTGAGTTCTGCGATTGAAAAAGCGTCAATGTTCTTCAATTTGATTTTTTCAACTGCAGTGAGTTCGTGTGTTGATGTAAATGTCTTTGCCATAGTTTTGTTTCCTTTCTTTTTTGAAAATTTTGAATTGTGTGTTCGGACTACTTTTTTGAATTTGAGTAGCTAACAAATCCGTTTGAACAATTAGAATTTTTAAAATTCTATGGCAGTAGTTTTATTTTAATTTGCAACTACCAAACAAATTTATATAAACTAATTGCAATTAAGTTGATTTTGTTTCAATCTGTAATGCTCTGATTATTAAAAATTCTTGTATTTCTACTAAGTCATTTAAAATTCTGCGATATTCGTGTAATTTTGGTACATATCTGTTGCGTTTTGTTTCGTTCAAATTATCAACAGTTTTTTCTATTTGTAATATGTCTGTTGAATATTCATTTGCCCATTGCAAATACTTTTTCGCATATTCATTTTCAAAAAGCGACAAATACAAATTGATTTTTAATTGATTAGTTTTGCCTTTACAAGTTGATTTACAATTATACATATTATCACCGATAAAAATATTTGACTACTGCATATATTCTTTCCTTTCCTTTTTGCAAATGTCTACTAACTGTACATTGAGATAAGTTTAACTTTTGTGCAATATCTTTATTTTTCAATCCTTGCATATGTAATTCAATAATTTGTCGCTGTCGCTCTGTCAGATTTTCAGATATTACATTATTTACAATATCGTCAAAAGTTCTGCGATATTTGTAACTATTAGCACCTGCCTTTTGTTTCAAATATTGCATATATTCAATTTTGTTAGTGTTTTCTTCACTCAAGTATATTTTCACTGAATGATTAGTAATCAAGTTTTATCACCCTGCAAATTGATACCTTCCATAACCGCCCTTACTTCGAGTACGGCAATATAGTCTAACATTGATTTAATCTGCTTATTATATGTACTGCGTGAACAAGCCGGAACGAAAGATAATTCTCCCTTATCCCAATTATCAAGCATTTTCTTCAATCCCTTATAGCGGATTACCAATTGCTGATACTCTGCAATAAATCTTTCTTTATAATCATTGCTTTTCATTAATACAACTGTATCAATCAGAGGTTTATTTCCAATTTCATCATAAGCTTCTTCAAAAACTGACTTTGGACTCCATGAGATATAACCATCAGAATATTTTACTATATATCCATTGTCATTTGGATTTTCGTTTTCAGGGATATTCCATCCTCTGAATTTGTTATAATCACCTCTTGTCATAGGTTCAGCTTTAATTTTTTTAATTCCAATATAATTTACCATAATATTTTACCTCCAAAATAATGTTTCACGTGAAACATTAAACAAAATCGTGTTTCACGTAAAACATTAAACAAAATCGTGTTACATTAACAACTATACTTTAATGACTCATTTCCATTTCCTGCTCTTCTCTTACAAAACAGTTAATCATTTCTTTTGCATCTTCAATATTACTTGCATAACGAAGTAGCTTATTTGTATTTGTATAAGCTATACCATATTTTTCGCCGTTCGGTGCATATGGTTTTATAATTCTTTTTGTGTTAACAAAAAAGAAAACATCATTGTAATTTTTGAGTTGTTCATCAGCATATTTTTTTAATTGTTTTGTTGTCATAATAAAAAATCTCCTTAATTTAATTCTATACACTTTGTTCGCCATTCAGGGCGATTTATTAGTATTTCTTCAATTTCATTCTCTGTTAAATCTTCACACCACTGAATGATTTCACCTAGTTCATTGACAATAGCCGTTTTAAATTCTAACATAATTTTCACCTCTTTCCGCACTGTAAGTGCTCTTATCTTTATTTCTTGTATATATTATATCATAGAATTTTTAAAAATCAAGTTACAATTTTGTAACCAAATGAAACAGAAATGGATCAGGAATGGATCAGGAATGGATCAGGAATGGATGTTAAAAATTTAACAATATATTAGCATATTAAACCTACCTTTTTAATATGCTTTAACGCTTTAGCACTTTAGCACTTTAGCACTTTAGCACACTAAAGCGGGGAGCGGCAAAGTTTGTTAAAAGTTTAACAAGATCGGAAG